AACCCCTACTGGTTCATGGGCTTCGGCACCAACCTGATCGGCACCACCCACGGCGACGGGGCGAAGGGCAAAGACCTCCCCCTGCTGATGGCCGTCGACGTGCCCGACCTGTGGCAAGCCTCGCAGCACGGCGACCGCGTCTGGTTCGTCGGCCACGTCCACCACAAGGACGTCAAGGACTACCCAGGCGTCACCGTCGAGTACTGCCGAACCCTAGCCGCCCCCGACTTCTGGTCGCACGCTTCGGGCTATCGGTCGAAGCGGACGATGGAGGCCGTGACCTACCACCGCGAGGATGGAGAGGACGAGAGGCACCTCTGCAACCTGGCCAAACTGGCGCGCGGTATGTCTTCCCTTACGCGCGCGACGTAGGTTCCCGCTATGAGCCAGGAAGACCCGACCGACTTGGAGACCCAGCACAAGAGCGCCGAGGCGAGAGCCCAGGACGCTCGGAACCGCAGGGACACTGACAAGGCCGATCTGGAATGGCTCATGGCCACGCCTCGAGGCCGCCGGATTGTCTGGCGTCTGCTCGAGGCCACGGGTCTCTACGTCTCAAGTTTCACTGGCAACAGTGAGACGTTCTTTAGGGAAGGCAAGCGCGCCATCGGTCTCGAGTTCCAGGGCAAGGTCGCCAAGGCCGCGCCGCTGAGCTTCCAGACCATGATGCAGGAGCATTTCGGACATGACTGACACGACGCTGATGACGGCCGACACACCCACCGATGAAGCCGCATCGCAGACCGCGGGAGACGTCGCCAACACCGACGCCACCGCACAGCAGCCGGTAGCCGAAGCCGCCCCGACCGATCCGGTCGAAGGCGAACAGGCGCAGCAGGCCGAAGGCGACAAGGCCGAAGACGCACCCCAGGGCGCGCCCGAGGCCTACGAGGATTTCTCCGTGCCGGAAGGCGTCGAACTCGACGCTGAACTGCTCGGTGAGTTCAAGAACGTCGCCAAGGAACTCAACCTGCCGCAGGACGCCGCGCAAAAGGTCACGGACCTTGGCGTGAAGCTGGCCCAGAAGTGGGCGGCTGAAAGCCAACAGGCGACGAGCGAGATGTTCGCCGACTGGAAGGGCCGTGCCGAAACCGACAAGGAGTTCGGGGGCGATGCTCTCCCGGCCAACTTGGCGGTCGCGAAGAAGGCAGTCGATCAGTTCGGCACGCCGGAACTCCGCGAACTGCTGGACGTACACCGCCTCGGCGACAACCCGGAAGTCATCCGGTTCATGTTCCGTGTCGGCAAGGCCATCAGCGAAGACACGTTCGTGGCGGGGGGCAAGTCCTCCCCTGCCCAGGACGCAGCCAAGACCCTTTTCCCCAACATGAACTGACTGGAGAACTACCGTGGCCACCCTTTCGGATACCCACCCCACTCTGCTGGACGTTTCCAAGCGTCTGGACCCGAACGGCAAGGTCGACAAGATCGTCGAAATCCTCGCCCAGACCAACGAAATCCTCAACGACGCCGTGTACATCGAAGGCAACCTGCCGACGGGTCACCGCTCGACCATCCGCACCGGCCTGCCTGCCCCGACCTGGCGCAAGCTGTACGGTGGCGTTCAGCCGACCAAGTCGCGCACCGCCCAGGTGACCGACAACGCCGGTATGATGGAAGCCTACGCCGAGGTCGACAAGGCCCTGGCTGACCTGAACGGCAACACGGCCGCCTTCCGCCTGTCGGAAGACACCGCCCACATCGAAGGCATGTCGCAAGACCTCGCCTCCTCGATCTTCTACGCCGACGAAGATGTCACCCCCGAGAAGTTCACGGGCTTCGCCGCTCGCTACTCCTCGCTGTCCGCTGAAAACGGCCAGAACATCAACGCCTCGGCCGCCGACGGCTCGAACTCCACCAACACCTCGATCTGGTTCATTGGCTGGGGCCCGAACTCCTGCTTCATGACCTACCCGAAGGGCTCCGTTGCCGGTCTCAAGACCGACGACAAGGGCCAGATCACCATCGAGAACGTCGATGGTGCCGGTGGTCGGATGGAAGCCTACCGCACGCACTACCGCATGGACGCTGGCCTGGTCCTCAAGGACTGGCGCTACGTCTACCGCATCCAGGTCGACTTCGCCGAGCTGACGAAGGATGCCGCGACCGGCGCTGACCTCATCGACCTGATGACCGACGTCGCCTCGTTCATCCCGAACCTGAGCGGCATCCGTGGTGCCTTCTACTGCAGCCGCCGCGTTCACAGCTTCCTGCGCCGCCAGATGGTCAACAAGGTCAAGAACTCGACCCTGATGATGTCGGACGTCGCTGGCCAGTCCGTGATGACCTTCGACGGCTTCCCGGTTCGCCGGGTCGACAGCCTGCTGCACACTGAAGCAAAGGTCGCCGCGTAAGCGGGGCCCCTGGAGAACAAGACCATGATCCTCGACGAACGCAACGAGTTCGCAGACGCCGTTTCGGTTGCTGCGGCCGCAGGCACCGCCCTCATCGGCGATGTCATCGACCTGGGTGCTGCCTCGCGCGACATTGGCGCTGGCCAGCCCCTCTACCTCATCATCCAGACCAGCACCGAGATCATCACCGGCGGTTCCGCCGGTACGATCAAGTTCCAGCTGGCCTCGGACAGCACGGCCAACCTGGCCACGTCGGCGACGATCCACATCGACACGGGCACGCTCGTGACGGACGATTCCGCCGCCAACGACGCCCGCCTGAACGCTGGCGGCCTGATCTGCTCCATCTCCCTGCCGCAAGGCGCGGTGTACGAGCGGTATCTCGGCATCCTGTGCGTGATCGCCACCACGACCGTGACGGCTGGCGCTATCAACGCCTGGCTGTCGTCGGAGCCGTACCCGGCCCACCGCGCCTACCCTGACGCGATGCCGGTCTAAGGGGCTGAAACGTGAGCAAAGCCCGCATTGACGCACAAGGCCGACGCTTCGACGCTGAAGGCCGCCGCGTCTACGACAAGGCTGGGAAAAACACCTGGGTGGAAGCTATCCACCCGGGTGTCTACCCCGCCAACCACTTCCGCCCGGTGGGCTCGAAGTTCCAGCTCGCCGAAGGCCACGGCATCGTCGACTGGATGGCTGTTGTCGAAGACGAAGCTCCCCGCAAGGCCGCCCGGGCAAAGCCCGTGCTGGTCGCTGCGGCTACCTTCCCCGCCGAAGTGGAACAGGCCCTGGCCGAAGCCGCTGAAGCTGGCGAAGAGCAGGCCGACCTGGTCTAGGCCAGAGATAGCCCCCTCCCCGTAGGGGTTCCGAGCCGGGGGCCCAACAGCCCCCGGCTCTTTTCTTTGAGGTGATCCTTTGACGACCGCAGTTGCCATCGCAAACCTGGCCCTGTCGCACCTCGGCGACGACGCCACCGTCGCAAACCTCGATCCCCCGGAGGGCAGCGCGCAGGCCGAGCAGGCCGCCCTGTTCTACCCCATCGCGCGCGACGCGCTGACCGAGATGTATCCCTGGAACTTCGCGCTGCGCCGCGTGGCGCTGGCGCTGCTCGACGAAGAGCCCAACACGCAGTGGGCCTACGCCTACGCGCTGCCGTCGAATGTGCTCGGCGTGTTCGCCGTCCAGGGCCCCGAAGACACCGACGATTTCGTGGGCACCGCCTACGGCCCGCTGGCCGCTGTCAACGGGGTGAACGACTTCGAGATCGAGGGCCTCTCCGACAATACCCGCGTGCTCTACACCAACGTGGCCGACGCGCGCATCCGCTACACCGCTGCGGTGACGATCCCCAGCTTCTTCCCGCCGCTCTTCACCGTGGCTCTCTCCTACTTCCTGGCCAGCTTCCTGGCTGGCCCGGTGCTCAAGGGCGAGACGGGCCGCACGGTTGCGGCCCAGATGCTCCAGACGATGGGCGTCTACCTCAACCAGGCCCAGATCAAGGACGCCAAGCAGCGGCGCGCCAGTCGCGTGCGTGACGCGCATATCGCCCCCTGGGTGGGTGCACGCTGATGGGTGCCACCACGCGCACCAACTTCCGCTCGATGGCCGGGGGCGAGATCACGCCCGAAATGTACGGCCGGATCGACGACGTCCGCTACCAGACGGGGCTCGCCCTTTGCCGGAACTTCGTCACCCTG